CCAAGTCGGGTGCGATTCTTGATTTGGGCGACGAGTTTAAAGGCGCTATTTCCGATGCCGTAAAGAAGGCCGCACAGACATTTGGTGTTGGTCTTTACCTTGCCCGCAGTGAAGAGGCAATGGAAATTGAACAGGTAATTGAGGCATCAAGTGCGCCAGTTTCCGAACATGAGCAAAACTGGCAAAACTTTAAAGATTTGTCAGGGACGCTTAGTAAGGAACAACGCGATGCCGTTGGTGCGTACTGGAAATCAACATATGGCGACAAACCAAAGCCCAAGAGTGCCGACAGCGTCACCGCAGAGGAACTAGGCGCTCTTATGGCCGAAGTGGTTCGACTACAATTTAACGGTAGTCATGTTGCCACAAAACAATGAACAGGTACTAACACCACCGCCACATTTATCAGCGAGTTCATTGGCGACATTCGAGCAGTGCCCGCTTAAATTTCGTTTCAGCAAAATCGACCATATCCCTGATAAACCAGGAATTGAAGCGATTTTGGGCAACTTTGTGCATGACGTTCTTGAGGCGTTGTATGCGTTTTCGCCAGAATTCCGAACAAAAGATACTGCCCGCGACCAAGCGCGCAGTGTTTATATGGATAAGTACGCAGAAACAGTTCAAAACTACCTGCGTCGCGCCGACGATATTTCTAAGTTCAGGTGGCAAGCGTGGTTCTGTATAGAAAATCTTTGGTTGGTTGAAGACCCAACCACTGTTCACCCAATCGGGCTAGAAAGCGAATTCAATCATTTGCTCGGCGGTGTGGCGCTAAAAGGTTATATAGACCGTTACACAAAGTCGCTAAAGAGTGACAATGGTTTAACTATCTCGGATTACAAAACTGGCAAAACGCCGCGTGTTGAGTGGGTGTCGGACAAATTTGAGCAGTTGCGCATCTATGCGGCAATTATGCAAGAAATACAGATATTTCCTGTTGCGTCGCTGGAACTCATTTACCTTCGTGATGGTGTGAAATTTACAGAAGAAGTGACACCCGAATCTCTTTCCAAAACAATTGGTAGGGTTGCGCGCATCAAAGAAGAAATTGACCAGCGTTGTCAAACTGGTGAATTCGAGGCTGTAAAATCTAAATTGTGTGATTGGTGTTCCTACAAGCCAATTTGTCCAGTATGGGGTAAACGATGAGTTACGTAACAGATGATGAATTTGCACGACTCGTATCCGAGGATGTGAAAAACAAGATTTCCAGCCGCCAGCGCCAGACCTTGCTGGCTTCAGAAAATTGGAGTCGCTGGCAACGAGCATTGGTGTTGCTCATTCAAAACCTCAATAATCAAATTGCAGACATAGAAGCAGACCAGGAAGCAGACGCACGCCGCTTTGGTTCCATGGGCGAAGATGGAGTAATTCTCGCTCAAGAGGCTGACTATGCATATAAGTCGCGCAAGATGAAGATTGAACGGTTTAAGTTTCATGTCAATCGCCGACTTGATGATGTAACTCAAATGATTGAGACTGGCGCATCTGACCACGTTCAGCGCGATGCGTTGACTTTAAACAGTGATGCCAACTTTTATAGAAAGGCAATTGCCAAGCATCGCTCGCTTCTTGACGAATACGACCTTGAAGCAACGGAAATTGATAGGGCGTTGTGGCGGGCACTGGATAACGAGTGGGCCTTCGAGGGGATTAACGAAAGCAATCTGTAATGCGCTTTCGCAGCAAAAAGAAAGAGCAGCAGTATCAACTAAGGAGACCCCTGGTTGTCAAACTTATTGCAAAATATCCCTATTGCCAAGCCTGTGGGGTGTTTGCCAAACACGATGGCAAGGTCACCTATCAACAAAATCCCTCGCAGGACATTCATGAATTGGTTAGACGTTCACAGGGTGGCTCAATACTGGATGAATCCAACTTGTTGGCTGTATGTAGAAAATGTCATGACAGGATAGGCAGACATCCGCAATTGGCGTTTGATTTGGGTTTATCAAAGCATCACTGGAACAGGCCACCCAGCAACTAATCTTGTGGCCATGGGCAGCCTGGCGAAAATAGATTATCCCAAAATGATGGGCCTTGACCTATCGCTTACGTCTACTGGCGTAAGCATCAATGGGCAAACTTTTTCAATCAAATCGAAATTGCGCGGCGTGGAGCGATTGACGGAAATATCAGACCGAATCGTAAATTCTGCCCTGGCGGCAGAATCCATAGCAGTGGTCGTGGAGGGCTACTCCTTTGGGTCGCGATTCTCAAGGGCCCATTCTTTGGGTGAGTTGGGCGGTGTAGTCAAGGTGGCCCTACATAAGGCTGGGTTTGAAATTGTTGAAGTGCCCCCAAAGTGCAGGGCCAAATTCGCCACTGGCAACGGCAATTCTAATAAAGCCGACGTTTTGGCATCATTACAAAAGCAGTTCCCAATGCGGTTTATGGACGGGTACAGCCATGATGAATGCGACGCATGGGTGCTGGAGCAAATGGCTTACGCCAAATTGAACGAATCGTGGTATTCCTGGTCGAAAAACCAGTTGGCGGCTTTGCAAAAGGTAGATTGGGAACCACTGTTTAAGGCACTAAGGAGAAATACAAAATGGTCCGAACTGCTCCGATAAGTCAAGTAGTAATCGAGCAAGAGTTGCTGCGCATGATGGATTTGCTGGAAAGCGAAACTGAGGCATTTGAAAAATTGGCTGAGGATGCTGCGAAAAAAGAGGCGCTGTACAAGGCCAATTGGGCAAAGGAATATCTGTCAGCCAAAGGCTCCATAAAGGAGCGCGAAGCGTGGGCCGACTACAAAATGGCTGACTTTGATTATGACTACAAAATTGCAGAGGCGCTGGTTAAATCTAAACGAGAAAAACTTCTTTCCCTGCGAACATCAATGGATTCACTGCGAACCCTGAACGCAAACGTACGGATACAGGTATGAGCAACATCCATCCCTCACTGCAATCATTGGTGTTCCCAATTGACCAACTCGTACACCTCAACAACAACCCCCGCAAGGGCGACGTAAACGCGATTGCAGCGTCATATGCAGAATTCGGGCAAATCAAGCCCATCGTTGTCAAGCAAAACGATGATGGAACCGCGACGATTGTTGCAGGCAATCACCAGGTTATGGCTGCCAAACAACTTGGATGGAATGAGATTGCTGTTGTATTCATTGATGGTGATGACAAGCGCGCAATCGCATACGCCTTGGCCGATAACCGAACAATGGAACTTGGCTATACCGATGACGACATGCTGCAGAAAATGTTGACAGAAGTTTCACAAGATTTTAGTGACCTATGGAGTGGTCTGGGGTGGGACGAATTTGAAATGGCCGCCATGGATGAGCGGGCAGCGATAAAAGCAAACGATGAAATTACCAACACGGCGTACGTTGCTCCAGTAATTGTTATTCCGCCATCGTCCTCGATTGACGAGGTTGAAAAACAACTTTCCTCATTGGTGCAAAAAGACGAGGACGGAGAAACAAAATTAATAGCAGCGAAAGACATGGACCAAACGAATGTTGTATTACAGGGTTCAACTGTCGCTGTTCCTGGCTCTGCTCCACAGGCAATTGTTTCTGTTCAGATTGTTTTTGATTCACCCGAACAGCAACGACGTTGGTATGACTTTATTAGATGGCTGCGCAACGACGCGTCAATAGATGGTTCAACCACGTCTGAACGTCTTATAAATTTCATCAATGCCCATACAGACGCATGACTAGGCAGCGCCTATTTTTAGATATAAATTGCGTGGAGGCCGCGCGCCAGCGCATTCGTCACGTCTATGACACGTTTGATACTGTCTGCGTTCAATTTTCTGGTGGCAAAGATTCGACAGCCGTATTGTTGTTAGCAAAAGAAGTACACGAAGAACGAAATCTTGGACCAGTCAAAGTGATATTTCGCGACGAAGAAATGGTTAGCCCTCTTATTCTTGAATACATTGAATACGTTCGCACCCGCCCATGGGTTGACATGGAGTGGTATTGCCTGCCGCAGGGTTCTGAAATATGGGTTCTTGGTCGTCGCCAATCCTGCATTCTGTGGAGCGACGCCCGAAGAAAGGCGGGTCGATTAGTCAGGGAAATTCCGCCGTTTGCCATAACGGGCCATCATTTTGGTCTGGACAACAGCAAGCCACTTCCGCAACATATTGATTACTACACAATGCAGGGAAAGACTGGAAGTGTTGCTTTTATTACTGGAGTTAGGGCGACAGAATCCATGATTCGGTATCGTTCGCTGGTTCAAAAATTGCACGAAAACTACATCGTTACCCCATACAAGACCAAGAAGGGCATGCCGCTCAAATTTGCAAAGGTTATTTATGATTGGCAAACGGCGGATGTATTTAAGTTTATTACAGAGGAGCACGGTGAACGATATTGCGAGTACTACGACAGGGCGGCCATAACGAGCAGCAATACGCGAGTTGGCATTCCACTGCACTCTGTGGCAATACGTCGAATTGGAGACGTAATTGCTACCGAACCAGAATTCTATGACGAACTATATCGATGTTTTCCGTATATGGATGCTCAATATCGTTATTGGCCAGTTCTTGATGTTGAATCAATTATCCGAAAATATACAAAAATGGGTTTTTCTGGCGCCAGCCAATTTATTGACGACTATATTATTGGCCCAAGCAAGACAAAGCGTGCCAAGTCTTTTGTGGCCGAATACAGACGAAAACATGTTGCTGACCCAAAGTCGTACACAATTTATTCTTTAATAAACTCGTTGTTTATGCACTCTTTGGCCATAAGTAAAGCCGCAAGTCCAATCGGTCCAAAAACAAAAGCACACACAATGAGAGAACTAGATTCTCACGAAATAAACGATGCAGAGGAGGGGACAAATGGAAATTAGTTACGTTTCGGTGGATTTGTTAAAAAAGGGTGATTGGCACAGCAATTACATTCTTCGTCCAGATTTGTTAACGCTCTCCGTATCGCTCCGAGAGAATGGTTTTATTTATCCAATTTTGGTTAGAAAAGAAGACAATTCAATAATTGACGGCTACCACAGATGGATGCTGGTAAAAGATAACGAGCATTTTCAAAAGCAATTTCCACAAGTGCCTTGTGTTTTTAAATCATGCGATTCTTTGGAAGCGGCAATGATGCATCTGCAAATAAATAGGGGTAGGGGAACCCTTGTTGCACATTTGATTTCTAGAATAATCAAAGATTTTATTTACAGCAAAAAATATACCGAGGAACAAATTCAGGCATTGCTGTCAATGAAATATGATGAATTGCAGTTATTGATGGACGGAACAATTATCAAAAAACTGAATATCCAAAATCACAAATACTCACGCGCATGGGTTCCAATTGAGGCGCCAGCGGGAACTGTTGACAAATTTGAGACCGAACGGCCACCAAATTCCGATAGATAGTCCATCAAGGGCATTAATAATAATAAAATTTGTTGCGTATAGTTGGGCACGAAATCCCCCAAGGAGATGCAACAATGTTTAATCCAGGACGCACGATTGGCGGAAGGCCACACATCAGAGTTTCACTTGGCAAAACCCAGTGTTTTCTCGCAGAATCAACAGTTGCTGTCACAGAAGACAACAGTTCTGTACAATAGGAATCAAATTAATACGCGTAGTTCTCTAATAGTGAGGAAGGTGTCATGCCAGACGCAGAACTTGAGGGTGACGAAGACGAAGGCCGTGCTGGCCCAATTCGGCGAGCCGCACAAACGGCACTTGAAACTGCTGGCAACGTCGCTAGGGGAATCCTTGGTCGTCTCCGTGGTCGTCGCGCTGGTGGAATCGTTCCACGTTTGGCAAGCGGTAGGCGACGATAAAACGTCCGTTCGGGGACTTTTTCTTCTCACGCCAAGAGAGGTTACTTAGATGTTGGTGACACTTTCTGACCTCACAACCTATATGGACATTACGTTGTCCCTACGACAACAAGATGCTGCCGAAATGATTTTGCAGGGTCTTCAGAGCGAAATGGAAACGTATTTGGGTCGGCCAGTAGAAGTGGCCGACTTTGTCGAAGAATCTCACATTCTTGAAGGGAATCATGTTGATGTTCCAATGGGCTCATATTTCTATAACCAGGGCCTTGGTCTTGGTTACTCCAACCCAAACGGCATCATCACATACGCTGCGCCACCAAGCACAATTTATATGCGAAATACCCCTATCGTTTCTGTGTCCAAAGTAGAAATAGACGGACCAACATTAAATAATAAAATTCTTGGTGAAGCAGTAAAAAGAACAGCGACAATCACAGCAGCAACTGTCGCTTCTGGAACTGCAACCTACACGGCCGCCAACCATGGATTCACGCTCGGTCAAACGGTCACAATAACTGGTGCGTCACCAAACACTTACAACATCAACGCAAAAATAATAACTGCTGTGGCAACAAATACATTTTCCATCAACAATTCTGGCGTCACTGGCGCATACACATCTGGGGGCGCCGCAACAGCAAACGGGAGTGACTACACCGTTCGACGCTATGGTTTGGATGTTTACGTCGGTTATGCCAACGATATTGTCAGGGTTACCTATAAAGGTGGACTTGATGGAAACAATATCAAGATGTTCAAACTCATGATTCTTCGTGCTGCGACAAGAGAAATGCAAAACATGCACGATGATGTAGTTGGTGTAAAGGACCTAAATCCACGTAATGTGGCGGTAACGGAAACTGGATTTTTGGAAAGTGAACTCATGCAACTAAAGAAATATGCGCGAAGAAGAATCGCATAATGGCAACACCAAAAGAATTGAATGTAGACATAAGCATTCAACTAGACGACGATGGCACCAAGGACTATCTTGATGATGTAAAGAAAAGGATGCGCGATTTACGTCCTGTATGGCCGAAAGTTCATCAAAGTCTTAAGGCTTATATGATTGAAAACTTTACCGCCCAAGGACTGCCCGCTGGTGGGTGGAAACCACTCGATGCAGAATATGCTTCCTGGAAGACCAGGACATTTCCTGGTGCGCCGATGTTGGTTCAAACT